TTTCCTCCGGCTACTATTGAAATTCAGAGAAAAAATCGCTGGATAGGAGAAGTTCAAAAAAGTGTTGAGGCTGAACATAAGCCAAAAATAATCAGAACTATTTATGAAGAATTTGACCCAGAGATAGAAAACCAGTGGAAATTTTTTAACGGAACTTGCGTTTTGTATTATGCAATACAAAATATGGATATGGTTGAAGGCTTACCGGACAACAAAACCCTTCAACTATACCGTAAGCAAATGCTGGACGAAGTACTTGGGTACGATACAAAATTGATAGATAGAACAATTAGAGAGAGAAAATCAACAACAACCTTTCAGACTGTTCAAAGGTGGAATACATTTTTGAGCGAATTGAAAGAGAACTTGTTTGATAGCGCTGGATATGTTTTTCCAGACAGCAAAGAATTTTGGGAACTCGTTGATACGGTCGGTTATAACGAAGCCAAAAGGATATCAATTAAAAAATTACAAACTAATTTAAGAGCAAAAAATGACTAACGAAGTAGGAATATACCGTGCATATATTGAAGCAAAGGAAGACCCAAAGCAAACTATTACTGCTGTTGCGGAAAAATTCAATATAACTAGAGCCGGACTTTATGAAATTGTGAAACGAATTGAGAAGGGCAACCCTAGTAAAATAAGAATTTGTACTGAAAGATCAAGACTTGACTGTCTTTGGCAATACAAATACAAAGCTCGTTTTGAAGCTATACCTAAAAACAGAAACAAAGGAAGTATTATTGCTTTGAAAAGTTTAATAAAAGATATGCACGCAGACGATTTTCCTACTTTGAGAATTTCTGTTTCGCTCGGAAAAGATAGGTCAACTATCTTACACCATATAGAAAACTAATATGTTATTGAAAAAAGAACCAAAAAAAGAAAAGGAAAAAAAAGTAGAAGAACCTAGACGCGCAACCCGTCGGGCGAATAAAGCACGGGTAAGAAAAATGGATAACTCTGTTGAAAAAAGAAATACAGCTATTGTTAAAATGGAAAAGGCTAAAAGATTAAGGATCAAGCTAAAGAAGAAAGCCGACGAGAATAGAGCTAAAACTGATAAACGAACCCAAAGAAGAATTGAAATTGGGAAAAAAGAAGGTGTTAACTATACAAGAGTTGTACTTTTAGGAGATAAAAAGTGGGGTATCCGAGAAAGTCAGAAAGAAACAGAAGATAGACTAAAAAAGCAGGCAAAAAAAATAAAACAAGAAAAATATGAAAATAGGAAAAATCGGGGAAACAATATCCAAACCAAGTAGGCAGGGTGGAGGTTCTTATATCATTATAGGAATTAAAAATTGTAGTCGCTGTGGCGTTGAAATTGAGGAGAGAGAAGTTTTGACGCCGAACAGGGGTCAGAGGAAGCGGGGGAGTTATTATTATCATTATTCTTGGTGTCCGGAGTGCGGGCTGTACGAGAATAAACCTAAGACAAAAGTATCATTATGAGTAAAAAAATTACTGTTGTAAATAAAGAAAAAGAAATTGTAGCATTGACTGTTGGAAGTTTTGAGAACGAAGACGTTGAGTGTGATTTGTGCGGTAGTGGAGAAAATGTAAAAGGCATATCTTTCCAGAAGGGAAATGGGGTCTGTTCTAGGAGTACTGATATTTGTGAAAACTGTATCAATGAAATCAAAGAACTTAAGCTATAAAAATGGAATTATTTGACTATCAAAAAACGGCGGTAGATTTTATTGCTAAAAGTAAAAAGTCTTACCTTGCAATGGATATGGGGACTGGGAAGACTTTAACTTCTTTAGCTTCTTCTAAAAAAATATCTGAAAAGCATATTTTATTAGTGGCCGAATTAAATGAGATACAAAATAGTCAAAATTTCAAGAAAGAAATAATTAAATTTTTTCCAGAGTTTCAGTACATTTCATTAAGAGATACTGAATTGTCAGAAATAACAGGCTCAAATACGAGAACTGTTTGTGGGATAAACCCAGAAGGTCTTAAAAAATTAGATCTAAAAGTTATTGAAAAAAACTTTGACACAATGATTATAGACGAAGCTACTTTAGCAAAAAATACAACTAGCCAAAGATTTAAGTTAGTTCACAAAATAGCAAAGAAATTTGAAAATTTAATTATGCTTTCTGGTACTCCAATGATGAACGGAGCTTCTGAAATATATGCTCCACTTCTTTTGTTGGAACACCCATTAGTCGCTGGAAAGAAGGCAGAAGGGAAAAAGGCCTTTGAAAGAATTTTTGCCGGTGGTTGTTATAAGCAAATTAAGAAACTGCCAGAAGGAATGACTAAGGAAGACGTTTTTCTTTCCGGAAGAAGTTGGAGGTATTTTGCTTGGTGGGCTAAGGGAGCAAACAATGTTAGAGAACTAAGGTATCTATTAAAAGACAATTTCTTTTTTATGCAAAAAGGAGATACCGACGTTTTCAAGAAAAAACTTCGGACTATAAAGAAAGTTCCTATGGGTGTTCTTTGGTTATCTCAATATGTTAGAGCTTGGAAAACTTATATTTACGAAGCCAAAAAAAGAGACGTAAATATGGAAAACGTAAAAGAGTTGAGGAACTTAATTGAGAACGGCCAGTGCTATCAGATAAATTCAAAATGGAAGGCAAAACAGGTTGTTAAGGATATTTCTTACGGAGTTTACGGGAATAGAAGAATAGTGATATTTTCTATGTTCATTGAAACAGACGAACAACTACAAAGAGATTTAATTTCTTACGGAATAAATTATAAAACCTTTGAGGAACAGGAAGAATGGAAAACTGGAGACGAACAAGTTATTGTTGGAAGGATAAAAGCTAACGGTAAAGGAGCAAACTTGCCGGAAGGAAGTGTTTGTCTATTCGTTGATATGGACTTTGTTCCAGCAAACAATATACAGGCCGAAAATCGTATTGATCGTCCAGAACAAAAAAATGAAATGCTCGTTGTTTATTATTTAACGGAAGGAGAAGACGTAGTTGATACCCACGTTAGGAATATAAACAAAGATAAGTCTCGTAAGATTAACAAATTTATGCAACCGCTAACACCGGAGGAAATAGAGGATATGCCAAATAGGTTGAAAGCTATCCGAGAAAAGTTTCCGAAGGAAGCTAAAATTTTAGGAATATGAAAATAAATTATACACCAGACGTTTGTTCCTGTTGTGGACAAGACGAAACATATATTCTTTCAGTAGATAAAGGAACAGCTGAAATAGTTAAGGCAATTTCATTGTTTATTGGTAGAAAAGGAATAAACAGAGTACACCCAAGAAAGGAACTTGAGGGTCGTGGTTTGACAAGTAATCAAGTCGGAAATCTTACCCGTCCAAGAACTCACGGTCTTATTGCAAAAGTAAAAGGCCAAGCTGGAAATTATGTTTTGACTATGAAGGGTTCAGATTTTTTGAATGGAAAGACTATTCCTAAATATGCTATAAGAAGTAAAGTTCAGAAAAAACAAATCGGTTATTATTTAGAAGAAACAGAAGTTTGTTGTATCAAAGATTTTGACGATACTATTGATTATTGGGAAGGAATAGACTACGAAATAAAAGAAGGTTTTGTTATACACAAAATTGAAAAACCAAAGGAAACGTTATTTTAGTTGTCGGAAGAAACTGTGGATAACTCGCCTTGCAATATATTTGAACCTTGATAAAATTATAATAGTGGTATTCAGACACGCCACCCAAAGTTGTTAAACTCCATACGGAGTATAACAGGCTACGAAAATTATTTGTTGCACTTCATTACGAAGTAAATAATTTTCACAGACCTTGCAACAGGTTTGCACCTAAATTTGGGTAGGGTGTCTGGATATCAAAACATTATCAATCATAATATGGACAACATTATGAATTATGAAAATATAGAAGTGCCGGAGTGGTTGAGCAACGATATGAAAAATCATTGCGAAACCAAAAAAAGGGAAAAGAGGGTAAAGTTATTTAACTTTGCTATAAACACAACATTTTTTACTGTAATTGGATATTTGATTTTACTTATTCTGCTTTTAGCTTTTACAGAAGTTTTTGCCGGAGAAGTAATGACTTATAATAACCCACAAGAAAAAGAAAAAATAGAAATAGTTGAGGAGGTAGCAACAGGCAGAATAGTAATAGCTACCATAACAGCGTACAGTGAAATTGACAGTTGCCATTATAAAAATTGTGTAATGGCTTCCGGTAAGAGAGCTTACGTTGGGGCTGTTGCCTGTCCACGAGAAATTGAGTTATACACAACAGTTATCATTGATAACACACCTTTTATCTGCGAGGATAGAACTCATATCAAGTATAATGGTCGTTTTGATATTTTTATGGGTTATGGAGAAAATTCTTATGATAAAGCAATCAAGTTTGGTAAACAAGAAAGGGAAGTGCAAATTTTGCAGTAAAATATATTTTCCAAAAAGGTAAAAAAATAGACGAACATAGGTACATAATGCAGAAAAATATAGGTAGGAAACTTAGGACAAATGAAATAGTCCACCACAAAAACGGTAATAGGTCGGATAACCGTTTGCAAAATTTGGAACTGTTTTCAAGAGCAGAACATATTAAAAAACATCTTAATAGAAAATATAATGGAAAATGACAAAAAAATAGTAAAAAACTGCCGTTGTGTTGAAAAAGACTGTAAAAAGGATTTTTATATAACGCAAAAAGATTTTGATTTTTTCACTGAAAAGGGTTATGACTTGCCAAAACGTTGTTTAGAATGTCGTCGTAGAAGAAAACTTGAAAGAAATTCAGCCTTTGGAGAGGCCTCAAAAGTAATAAGGGGTGTGAAATAAATCCACAGACACGGATATTAAGATACAAACGAATGAGTTATAATCAAAAGGTCGGAATTATTAAATTTTAATATAAATAAAATTATGTTAGATCCACAAGACCAAGCAATTGTTGAGGCTTTACAAGCTGACAAATCAGAAGAAGAAATTATGTCAGAATTTGAAGTAGGCCAAGACAAGATTGACCAATTAAAAGGTCATATTGCAAATAACGTTGTTGACGCTCCAGTAGATACTGAAGACGCTCCAGCAGAACCAGTTGTTGACGCTCCAGCGGGAGAAGAAACAGTTGAAGACGCTCCAGTTGAAGGTTCAGTTGATACTGAAACAGGAACAGAAGAAGCTCCTGTTGAAGCTCCAGCTGAAGAAGTAGCTACTCCCGAAGGGGAAGAAGTTGCTCCAGTAGAAGGAGAAGAAAAAGAAGCTTAATTGTTTTTTTACTGGGGAGATAAAATGTCTCTCCGGATAAGAAAAAAATTATGGATAAAAAACAAAGAGATTATATAGAGAATTGTGTAGAGAAAAATATCTCTGGGAAACACAAATACTTTACAAATGAAGACGGAAAACAGGAATGTAAACATTGCGGTCTTTTGAAGTCCACTGTTGACGGAATTAAAAAAGAAAGGGAAAAAAAGGAAGACCTTGAAGTTTCTCCTTATAGCTTAGAAGAAATAAATCAAGGTTTATCTGTGAATAAGAAAGAAATTGGAAAAGAAATTTTTGACAAAATACTTGAACAGACAAACTCAAAATCTGCTGTGATTATAACCTTTGGCGACACTGTTTTAGGAGAAGACAAAAAAATTATAAAAATCAATGGTTTCCATATAAATTCAGTGAATATAAAGGGAAAATACCTAAAGTTTTTGTTTGATATGCTTGCAAAGGCTCTAAACGGTGAATTGGGGGGGAAACTTAATATGAAACAAACAGATATATGATAAAAACAATAAAAAACTTTATAAAAAATCTTTTCGGGTGTAATCAGGGAGCTTTACGGGTGCTTAGGGTTGATACTAACGCTCACGATAGTGGGACACTTAGTTTTTTAAGAGAAATGAGGTCTTTGGAAAACGGAGATATTAGATCCGTTCGTAAAAGGCAGGGAATGACGCAGAAAGAATTGGCCAAAAAATCTTGCGTTTCAGTTATGACTATTCATAGAATTGAGAAAGACTGGAAAAATGTTGGCATTGATACTTTGTTCAGAATAACAAACGTTTTAGGTATATTTGTTGAATTTGATATTTTGGGGAAAATACTAAACAATAACGAGTACTTAATTGGAACAGCTTTTGGCTTTAAGGACAGAGAACCACTTTTTAATAAAAAACATTCAGACTATTGTGGTTTATGTGAGAAAAATACCCCTTGCAAGCATTATAATAAAGAAAAATAATGAAAATAGCCTTTGATATAGACGATACAATGATAATTCCGGCCGTTGCAACCGGACTACCTATTGATACTCCGAACTACGAAACTATAGCAATTTACAAATGGTTTCAAAGACAGGGTAATTATATGATTTTGTGGAGTGGAAGTGGAACTGATTGGGCTAGAACTTGGGGAGAAAAGCTTGGCCTAAAACCAAACGAAATCAGAGTAAAAGAAAAAGGAACAGGGGACGTAGATATTGCTTTTGACGACTGCGACGTAGACTTAGCAAAAGTAAATATAAAAGTCGGCCGATTAAACAATTCCATTTCAAGAGAGGAATGGAACAAGAATAAATAATTATGAAATATCTTACAATAGGACAAATACAATGGATACTTTTCTGGATAGCACTATGTGGAGGTAGCGACGACCTATGGTTAATTTGGCTTGGAGCAATTTTGTTGTTATAATTTTTATATGAATAATAAGGTAATCTTAAAGAAAAATAACTCCGTTCAAAGGTCAGATACCGTACTGACACTTGAAATAGCCAATGCTCTAACAGAAATGATAAGTTTTGGCCGGAAACTATACTCTCCTAAAGGCTTCATAGAGTACATAGAAGTAGACAAAGAAGGGAAAGAAAAAACAATGACAATAAGGATTGGAACATTCAATGGCTGGATAAGGAGAAGGAATATAATTCCGGAGACTGGGGAAACTCTAAAAGACGTGTTAGATAGGGCGAGAGAACAATATCGCATTGAAAAGGTGGAGTTGAGAAGGCACGAACTACTAGGCGACGCAGACCGTGAAATAAAACGAACCCTTAACATTCCAAGTCGTGTTCCTGTTATCGGAGCGTTCGGAGTTATCAAAGACGCCAGTGGAAAAATAGTTTATAAAGAAAATAACCACTTACTAAAGATCAAAGTTGATGTTGCAAAGTTCGTTAAGGAGCGTTTAGACCCTGCTACTTGGGGAAATGTTCAGAAAGTGGAGGGAAAACATTTAATAGCATTTTCTCTGGCCGACTTACGAAAGGCTAAAGTTGATAAAGAGAAAGTAGTTTCAGAACAATAATTATGAAAGAAAGAAAATGGATAAAAGAAATACTTGATAAATTACCCTATGTTAAATGGGATAGATTTGTCGCTGTTGGAGAAATTACTGTTGTTTACGGTTGGATAAAAAAAGAGAATACTTTTTATAAAGACTTTGTTTTATTAGAATTTAGTTCAGAAACAAAGAGTATTATTTCAATGAATACAAGTTCTGTTAAATACTCTAAAGAACTTTCGGAGTTTTGCGGTTTTGAAGACCACTTTGACTGCGAACTAATTAAAGATTTATAAAACTATGGTTTATAATTTACCCTATGCAAACGAAGACGAAAACGGAAACTCACAGGGGACTTGTAATCGTTGCGGTTTCTTTGAATACGTTGACGAAGACGATTTATGCTATGAATGTGCGAATATACTAAAACAGAGTTCGCAAAATGACCTTGAGGACGAATTAGATTTAGAGTGTGATACAATATAAGTATAGTTCTTTGACAAAAGGAGGAAATACAATGAGGTTATCAGACAAGATAGTCAAATTATGTTCAGTCGCAACTTGCTTCTGTATCGTGGTTGGAGCTATTGTTTGTATGATAGCTTCGTTTATCGCAAACGTTAAATATATATTTGGGGGGTAGAGAAATGGAAACTATTCAAATGCACAGAGTAGTTGAAATTAGTTTAGGCAAACTCAAAAGGATTTTAGATAAACACCGGCTGGGAATTTGCCCTCGTTGTTGGAAGTATGGGAAGTTGGAAAGACACCACTACCTACCGCAGAGGTTCTTCGGTGGAGACGCTGTCAATCCTTACGTCTTAAGGATATGTGAGAAATGTCACAAAGACGTTGAGAAATGTATTCCAAAAACCACAAAGCTAACTAGGTATCAGTATGAACTACTTCACAAGGCTTGGTTAAACAATGACCCAATCGTTATGAAAATGGATTAGGAGGTACTATATGATGACCAGAAAAGAACGGAAGCGAGTTCGCAAGGAAGTGAGGCGCAAGAGAAATCTAAGCCAAAAAGAGATTGAGAAGTTAGCTCGTATTCTTGGAAGGTCAAATCGTAGGAAGAAAGAGTACGAAAATGAAACCTTTGAGACGGAGTTGGGCGAATTTGGTTGCTTCCCTTTTGGTGGCTATCGTAATGATATTATTCTTTGTACTGATTGTCTTAATAGTAATGGCTGTCTTAAAGTTTTAGATCCACCTCAACACGAAATCATAAAGAGCGAATGGAGGTTGGTATGTGTATAGCAAAAGAAACAGCAAAAGAAATTCAGTCGTATCTTTACAGGCAGGAAACGGAAATCCGTTTAGTCGCCGGAAAGATATCGCACAGAAATTCTTACGACGAAGACGTAAAGAGACTTGATAATCTCTTGGCTGTAATCTGGAGGTGTAATGATGATTTGCGAAGAAGTGTTATCTCCTAACAAATCCTCTACGGAGGTAAGGGCGAGTTTATCAACTTGCCCTTTAACTAACTTCATTTTATAATATAAATAGTTGTTTTCGTAGTTTATTGTAAAAACACCTGTTCGCGTGTAAACGCAACCTAACAGGAAATGCGGGTTCAATTCCCGCCGAAAGCGTATGAAAGAACTTAACCCAACAATAGAAAAGAACTTAAAACAAATAGAGCTTTGGCAAAAGGACGTCTTTCTTTTCACAGACGAAGCTTTGAATATGAGGCCGTCAGAACCGGTTGACGAATTGCGGGGTAAACCAATTAAATATAAGGACGCGTATGGTAAGGAACAAACTACCATTCTTTTTGATTTTGAAGGAAGACTTGTTTATCACGACTTGGAATTTTACACAGTGGATATGTTCAAGAACCAAAAGCGAAGTTCATTCAGAAAGTACAAAGGGACGCGCTACACGTGGCAACAAACAATAGAGTTAACAGCGTACCAACGTGCTATTGAAACCTTCGGAAAAGACAGTTTTGACGCTCGTTCAAGGTGGATAAGTATTACTTCCGGCCACGGAACAGGTAAAACAGCTTATATCTCAACAGTCTCACTTCATTTCTTGATCTGTTTCTTTGGCGCACAAATTGGAGCGACTTCCAACACTGAACAACAGTTGAAAGATATTTTCTTGAAGGAGTTATATTTCTGGAGAGAGAGACTACCACAACACTTGAAAGATAATATAGAAATGCTTGACGATATGGTAAGGATATCTGGAACAAAAGATTGGTTCTTAAGAGCCAGAGTTGCGAGAAAAGAAAAGCCGGAAGCACTGGCCGGACTTCACGGAGAATACGTTCTTATCCTTGTTGATGAAGCTTCCGGTATTGCGGATATAATCTTTGAGGTTATGAAAGGAGCTTTAACTGGTAAACAATTTATTGTTATTTACACTTCAAACCCCACTAGAACAGAAGGGGAATTTTACGATAGCCATAACAAACTAAAGTATTTATATACAACAATGAAATTCTCCAGCCGACACTCTCCTATTGTTGAGCCGGATTACGTTTCTCGTATGTGCGACGAGTATGGAGAAGACAGCGACGAAGTTAAAATTCGTGTAGACGGAGAGTTTGCGGGAATGAATGAAATGGACGACAAAGGGTGGATACCTTTGTTTGGTAATTTAACTATTCTGTTTGAACCAATGGGAACACAGAAAATAAATAGAGCTTTAATTGGAGTTGACCCAGCTGGAAAAGGACGCGACAGTAGTATTGTTATGGTAAGAGATAACGTTTACTTGAAAGAAGTTTTGAATGAGAAAACAAGTAGCGAGCCAGACCTTGCCCGAAAGATAGAGAGTATTCGTGATGTTTATAACTGTACTTCAAACGATATCGCAATTGACGCCTTTGGAATTGGAGCTAGAGTTATTGCTAACCTTCATACAAAAATGGGGGAGAGCGTGAACGCCATTCTAGTAGATAACCAACGAGAAGAAAGCAAGGAAAGATACGCTACATATAAATCAGAATTGGCTTGGAAGTTCAGAGAGTGGATAGCGAAGGGTGGAATTATAATCACTAATAATCAAAAGGCTTGGGTAAACGAAATGGAAAAGATTAAATATAAGAGAGACGCCCGTGGTAGAATTATGCTAATGGATAAGGTGGCCTTCAAAAAGGAATACCGCTTTTCTCCGGACAGATTTGACGCTTCAATCTATACTTTCTTTAGAGACGACCCAACTATGCCAGTTGTAATGACGAAATCCCAATTGGAAACGTTTGAAATGCAGGAATTTATTCAGAGACAGAATGAAACTAATAATCCAGTATCAGACCCAAATTATTCTTCAATGGACTAATTAACAATTTAATATGCTTGACAAGTAAAAATATGTTATAGTATTTATATGACCGAAACAAAACCTAAAATTGAAATGAGTAAGAAAGTATTGGACGCCTATAACGGAAACGAGGACGAGGCGAAATATGCTCACTCACAAATACAACAAATTAACGACGACTATGAGTTGCGGGAACAACCCAGTTTAGTGACCAACGGAATTTCCTATTCCCAAGCTTACGAATATAACCAAAGAAAAGCGATTAACTATGCTCCACCTAAAGACCCGAAGGACGACAGAGAGGTATCAATGGGGATAGTTCACGAAAAAATCATTGGCTTTGCTTCTATCTTTTTGAAGTATGTTTGGAAAAGAAATATCAAATGTTATAACAATGAAGGAGAACTGATTAAGGGAATGGGGGATATTTACGATCTAGGAATTGAGTTCTCACAGAAGCTTGAAGAATTTAAGAAGAAGACAGCTCTTATCTATTGGGAAGTATTTACTCAAGGAAATGCCTTTGTCTTGGAAGACTGGGAAGTGAAAATGAGAACAATGCCTTTGGCCTATAATAAAACAAAAGGAAAGAAAGAAGGAGAATTAGTGACGGCTGATAATATGGACTACACCTATGAGTTCTTAGACGGCCTTACTTATAAAAAAGGAGACCCCGAACAAATAAGACGCGCAGTGTCTATCGTAATGGACGGACGGCGTGTTATTTTTGGTAATCCGGAGGTTGAAGAATTACAGGCACAACCACGAATTACTTTAGAAGAAGAAATCACAGCAGAAGACGCCGAGGCTGTTTACGGAACATTAAAACGCTGGAAAGAAGTTCCAAAACAAATGGACGATATTAAAATAATGTGCGGAGAAGTTAAAACATTATTTGACGCTTCAAGAATAAAAACTCCAGACAAAACATTCTTAGTACATAGGGTTTTTGATAAAGAGAACAACCGCTTTAACATTTTTGTTAATGGTTTAATGATGTTGCCAAGTGATACTCCAATGAGTTTGTTCTATCCAAGAATGAATTATCCAGTATCAAATGTTCCAGCCGAAAGATTAAGAGGTTCTATCTATGCACGTTCAACTCCAGCAAAGACAAAGTTCAACGCTGACTTTATTGACTGGGCTTTGAAAATGCTTGCGCTTAAGTTTGCACAAGGAGTTAACCCTGCTATCTTGTCTCACGGCAAGTTTACTCTTTCAAGAGCTATGTTTAGAGACGGAGCAGTGACGCACGGTGTCAAAGGTTCTGACTTTGAAAAGGCTGACCCAGATAATAAGGGCGTGACGAGTGCTGACTATAGCTTCGTGAATATGCTTAAGGAGATTATTGAAAGCCAATCATTAAATCAAACTACTTCCGGAGAACTTTCAAGCAACAATACAGCTTTTGAAATTGCAAAGGTAGACCAAGCTCAACAAGACAAACTAGGATACTTACTAGACGGGTTAGTTCTAGGCTTTACTGATATGTTTATGAGACGAGCTGAAACTATTGAAAGCAAATATACTATTAAACAAAAAGAAACTATTGTTGACGGTAAAACTGTTTCCGTATATCAAAACTTCACAATTAACGTTTCTGGAATTGAAAACGTTGTAGTCATTGACGAAGAAGTCGGAGGGGAAACTTACGACGTTGAAACAAAGAAAGACGAGCTATTTAAGAAAGGTTTTGAGGAAAGAAAGAATGGATACCCAACAGAATTTTACTTGGTAAACCCAACTGATCTAAGAGAAGGAAAATATATTATTGATATTGAAGTGACGCCGGAAAGAATTAAGGAGAGCCAACTTCAAATGATACAACTGTTCAGTGAGTTCACTCAACTAATTGAAATGTTTGGACGAGACAGTGAAGGTGGAATGGTATCAATGGACGATTTGAAAAAAGAATATCTTGATGTTTCTGGAAGACCAGACGAACTATTTACAAGTAAACTATATCAAAAGTTAGACCAGCAAGCCGGAGAAATTTCCCCTGTTGCTAATCAAGGGAGTTTTGCGAAACCAACTATTAAAGGCGCTCAAAGACAAGAACAAATAGAGAAATAAACTATGTCAAAATCAATAATAGAAGTATTAAAAGAACAGGGTTTTGTATTAGACCCTGTGGCCATAGAGAGTCAAACAGATTTGGTTCTTGATAATGAAAATCTTATTAAAGAAGCCAGTGAACTTTGGGAGACAAAAGAACCACTAATCAGAATGATATTACAAGCAAGGATAAACGCTATGGCCTATGAAGCCCTAAAAGGAAAACCTGAAATGTTGCCTTCTTTCCAAAAGGCAATGGCCGAAGTTGGAGCAATCGCTGGAGACTTTCAAGCATATAAAGGAATTGCAATGAGAATGAAAGAAGACAAAAACAAAGACAACTCGGCTAAAACCGAAACTCAACCAACTTCCCCGAAGGAAGGAAAGGAGAGTTCATTATAAATTATTAAATAATAAAATCGCGTTATGTCAGAAGAAAGCAAAGTAGATGTTGTGGACAACATTGACGAGCAAGAAGCTAATCCCGACGCGTTTGGTATGAATGAAGTCGTACCTCCTAAAGAGGAAGTAGAAGAAAAGAAAGTGGAAGACAATAAGTTTGAAGCTATTCCAGAAGACCACCCTATCATTACTACTATGAAGTCAGAAATAACTAGACTTCAAGGAGATAAAGACAATATGGGAGGTAATCTTTCAAAGCAGAATGACATTATTAAGAAGCTTGAGAAAAGTGTTGCGGATATTATGGCCGGAAAAGTTGACCCTAATTCCGAAGACGCTGACGCTATCTATAAAGATATTCAATTCAGCAAAGATTTAACTCAAGACCAAAGGGACGAAATGACCGATACAGAAATTAAGCAAATGGATATTATTGCCGGTATGCAAACTACCCAAAATAAACTATATGCAGACGGTCAGAAAAAAGATAAGGAAGAAGAAGCAAGTACTGATACTAAAGAAGTTGAAGATAAAAAATCAACTGTTAAGGAAATTGCTTCTAACTTATCTAAGGGGGAAGACGGAAAAGCTGACGACAAAGTTGCTAATGCAATTATTGAAGCTTTCAAATCTCTTGACTTCAACCTTGAAGGAAAGACTAAGAAAGAAATTGAAAAGCTTGTTGAAATTTCAGCAAAACAAGTTCCGGATTATAAACCAGCTAAGGAGCAAGTTCAAAGGGAAACTAAAACTCCTAAAGGTGGAGCTAATCCTAAAGATCCGTTTGGAAATGACGCTGTGGTTGAAGAAGCTACTCAAACAGGGGACGGAAAGTATTCTCTTTAAGTTTATTCGGACAACTTTTATTAGATTTAACTAATTTTAATTATTATGCCTAATGGAGAAGAAAACGTTGGAAATAACGATAATATAGAAAATAAAGACGCTCAAAATGGAGCGGAGGAAGTTGAAAACAAAGGAGCTGACCCAATGTACCCAAACACAGAAGTTAGCGTTGAAGACAAGACGGATACTCCTTCAGAAACAGGTTTTGGAGAACCTAAACCAAAGACTGAAAGCAAACCGGAAAATATAGTAGAAAAAGTCTCTCAAGATTTGGGAGAAGAAAAAAAAGTGGAAGCAGAAGTAAATATAGTCAACCCAGTTGACACTTTGCCTTTTGATATTTCAAATCTTACTACTGAACAATTACAGGTATTCAAGAAAATGTTGGACGCTACTCCAGACAGCGCTTCCAGAGAAGTGGAGAAGCCAAAAGTAAGAATAAGAAAGTATGGAGGAAAATATATTGTTGACTTCAAACGTGCTTATAATGGAGTTGTAAGAGACCACGAATTAAACAAGGACGTTGAAAGACATTTAATTCCGGTTCTTTACAAAGACGAAAAGGATTATGTAAATATCCTTTATTCAGAGTTTATAAATTCAGAACAAGTTTTCTGTGAAGTTGCGAGCCACAAACAAGAACCTAGAAAGTTTATTGAAGGCCAAACTATCAGCAGAGAAACTGGAAGACCAACTGAATTAGTAAGAACTGAAATGAAACACTACTTCACTATTGAATTGCCTAATAATGAAGGAGAATTAGAAGTTGAAGGTAAAATGGCAAACGCTTAAGTGGAAGAAAAACGAAGGGAAGAACTTGGACTTATAGTAAAGGAGTTTATTGGTAAGGAGGCAATAACCAATAAACAAATTGAAGAATACTGTAAGAGAATAAAAGTTGAACCCGTGACCGTAGGAGATTTAAGCGACTACTTCGTGCAAGTAGAACACGACGTAGAAGTAGCAAAGTTATACCCTCTTATTTTAACTGAACTGACTAAACTACAATACCGGCCAGAGTTCGCGACAGAAAAAGAGCGAGCTAGAATTTGGAAAGAGAACGACGAAGTAAGGGTAAACATAACTAAAGTATTTGAAAAAGTTGGTGTTAGATATATGTTCCTAGAGCCGACTGGACAAGAATTGGCACAGTTGATTAGTACCGCTGTTAGCACTGGCGGAACAACTGCTTTCAATAAGGCCACAGAAGTTCTATTACATATCGCTTCAAAGAAGTTTGAAGCAAACCAATTCACAATGGCTCACGTTGAGAAGTATGCAAGAGCAACTTTTGAACAAGCCGAAAAAGATAATAAGAAAGAATAATGTTTAAGAAAATCAAAAAGATAATGAGTTTTATGTTTGGACTAATTATAATCGTAGCTTTTGTTTCTTTGATTTCTATTTTTTGGATATTGTTTTTTGTCTATCATTTCAGTACTATTCTGTTTTAATAGAAGTGATATAATGAGACTTCTGTTAATAGTTTAGTTTCTAAAAACACCCTTAATACGGGTGTTTTTAGTTATCAACATATACTGGAACATTGCTTTTTATTTATTTATGGTATAATAAACTCATAGGAATTTTTGGAGACGGCGCAACTCCGTTTATCACTAAGCTCCAAAGAAGACTTTGACAATTTGTCCCGTGAACACAACGCTTGCGTGGGTTAGTGTTCAACCCTCTAATTATCCGAGTTTGCGACTTGGTAAGGGCAACCCCTAAACAGCGAGAGGCAACAAGTTAGTGTTGCATTTCGTAATAAAACACTGGCTTTCCAGTGTATTTTTTTATGCCGGAAAAACTATTATTCATTTTAATTTCTTATAGTATGATTAAACATATAAACGGAGATCCCACAGTAAACGACTTCATTGCACCAGCTTCAACAGAATTTGACTTCAATGACGCCGTGACTAGAGACAGTGACGGGAAATTGGCTTTAGCCACTGCCTCAACTTCACGTTCAGCTTTGCTTGGACTTATCCAAACTACTATTGACTCAGACGATAGCGATTATGCTTCTGACAAGACAGTTGCAGTTTTGGAGTTCACAGACGACGTAGAATTTGAAGCTGACGTAGATACAGGAACAGCCGTTCAAGCAATGGTTGGTTTGAGATATGACCTTAATGACGAAAACGGCATTGACGTTTCCGCTCAAGGTCAAAAATCAGTAGAAATTGTGCGAATACTTTCCACTTCTAAAGTGAGAGTAAAATTCGTCACAGAAGGAGAAGTATTTGAACTAAAGAGTTATCAACAAACTTGTCCAGTAGCAGACTTTACTGACGCTGGAGCAGACGGAACTTTAGCTTTGGATATTACTATTCCAGCAGGAGCAGTATTCCAAAGAACTTTAGTGACTGGTATTGTTGGTTTCGCAGGAGACAGTTCAGCAGTTATTACTGTTGGAGACGGTTCAACCGCTGATAGATATATGACTGGTACGCCAGACGTATTTTCAACAGTTCCAGCCGGAGTTGATATGGGCGCAGTAAGTGGAACAGCTTTCCATTCATCAGACAAAACACCTACAATTACAATTACCTCCGCAACTGACTTCACTGATGTTGTCACAGACGGAAATGGTTCACTTGTAATTACATTGTTTTACTACGTAGCTAAATAAGCTCTTAGTATTACTTTTTACTCAATTTAGAGTATTAAAAATTTATTCATTAAACTAAAAATTTGTTATGTTAGTATCAACAATGACAACTCCAGCCGTGAATGACTTAATTCAAAAGTCGTTTGTGAAAGAAACTTTCCGACCCGCAGGGGACGTGAGAAGTATTTTCCACAAAGAAACCGGAGATTGGAGTTCTCAAGATAAACGTATACAAGAAATGGATCGTGATAGATTTGCAGAAGTCAAAGTTGAAGGACAGTCTTCAGCTCAAAGAGGAATTTCTCAAGGCTACTACAAAGATATCAGACGAAAAACCATTTCTGTCACACGACTTGTTTCTGGAGAGGCTTATAAGTCTCTTACACGACACAAGTTGGCTCAATACGCTACTCAAACTGGAGCAGACGTTATTGATAAAATTGAATTGGATATGAGGAACTTTATTGGTTATGGAACGTCAACTTCTTTCACAGACAACGGTGGTTTCACTGTTGACACAACTGTTGGAGACGGAAACGCTCTGTTTGACACAACTCACGACCTTAAAAACAGTTCAACAACTTACTCAAACATTCTTTCTGGAGCGCCTTCATTTAGTGAAAGTGCATTGGAAAGCGCAGAAGATTACTTTAATTACAACGTTTTGGATAACAATGGACAAAAAGTGACTATGAACCCGAACACTATTATTACCTCAAGAAAGGCAACAATGGTTAACAGGGTTGCTAGAACTTTTGGTTCTATGTCTCCAGAAAGTATTGAAGGAACATCTAACGCAAACGCAGGAATTAAAAATACTTATAAAAATAAGTATAGACACTTGGTTATAGAGTTTGACGTGACTTCTTTGAATGTCACAGATAGCACTAAATCATTTAACTGGTTTATGGCTTCTCTTGGTGGTATGCCGGAAACTTCCTTTCAAGGATATTACGTTTCTTGGTTATCTCCACAAGTAGCGCCAGCTGAAATCAACCAAGACAAATGGACACTTTCTTATACAGCAAGAGGAGCTTACGGGCTTGGAGCTGTATCTGGTAAAGGTATCCTAATTGTTCAAGCAACTTCGTAAGTTTGAACTCTTTGGGTATTCTTTACTGCTCCCTATGGGGGTGGTAAAGAATACCTAAAGGAATTATTAGCCCTAACTAAATAATTATCGTGGATAAAGATTATAGTTATAGAACTATTGGGGACGGAATTAAAGACGTAGCAACTGCCGGCACAGCCGTAGTCCTTGCGTCCGACACTCGTTGCCGAATGGTTCAAATTCAAGCAAATTTGGAAAACACTGGTACTATCGTTATTGGTTCTTCTACAGTTGTAGCAGGCACAGCCACAAGACGAGGTATTAGTATTGAAGCTGGGCAGTCGGTTGCTATCAGAATTACTAACCTTTCTAAGTTATACCTTGACGCGACAACAAGCGGAGAGGGAGTTAATTATGTTTACTTCAACAACTAAAGCTAAAATGAAAACTACTGGCGTAATGTTCGCTGGTATCGTGACGCTTGCTGTTGTGACAAACATTGGCTTGGTTCAAGGGGTTCAAGACCTTTTCAAACAAGAAGGAAATGTTATTAAAATGGTTAATGGTGCTGAAAGAACTTTGCAAATAGAAGGAACTTTGCAAACTGACGGTGCTTTCGCTTCTAACGGAGACTTAACCTTAAACGCCGGTTTAGTCAAAAGTGATACTATTGCTACTTCAACCACAGCTACAACATATACATTGTTGCCTGCTGATATGGTTGGATACAATACTATGATTATGACACCGAATACTGGTACTTTAACACTTACACCTTTCGCTTCTTCAACCGCTACTACATATTTACCAGTAGTAGGAGATAGAACTGATTTTTGTGTGTTCAATGCGACAACCACAGCAGACGTATTGATTACGTTTGCTTCTGGATCTAGTTTTGATATCGGAACATCAACATATAATGCCGGCCTTTCTATAAACGCTGGTGAATGGGGTTGTCTTGATATTATGCGAGAACCAGCAACAGCGACAACTTACGACTTTGGAGCAATCCTTAGAGTAGGGCAAGAGTAGAACATCTAATGTTCTAACTAAGCTCCTTTACGGGAGTTTAGACTAGAATGTTAGGACAACTTATTCATTAAACTAAAATTATTATGCGAAATTCAATTACAGTAGAAGTACAGGCCTCAACAACACTTGGTGCAACCTATGGTACACCAGTGGAGCAACCAGCTTCTTTAGGTGCGTTGTTTGGCCACGGCGGACAATGTATTTTATCGTTTATACGAACAGGGGGAACTGACGTCACTTTCAAAATTGACGAGTACTTCGGAGAAACAACTGGGTGGGTGTCTAAAACTTTAGATACTTCCGGAACTCTAACTGCTTTGGAAGAAACTTCAACATTATCAGCTTTTTCTTACGCCTTTCCAACTTTGGCAGAAAAAATACGAGTTTACGCTAAAGACAGCGGAACTGGAGCAGTAGAAATTGATTTAACAGTCGGAGACATTAACTAAACAATAATTATTATGACTTATAAACAACTAACAGCTGATAGTGGGGTAAGTTCAGAAGATATTCAGAACGCTACTCACGTTTACGCAGAAGACGCAGAAGCAAGCGACGCATACGCTATAACTCTTGATCCAGTTGTAGAGGCCTATGTAGCAGGCCAAGAGTTTATATTCAAGGCTAATACGGCTAATACGGGCGCTTCAAGCCTAAACGTAAACGGGTTAGGTGCTAAAACTCTAAAAGTTAAAACAGACCAAGATACAACAACAGGAGATATTGAAAGTGGGTCTATTGTAGAAGTTGTCTATGACGGAACTAATTTTCAAATTATTTCAGTTGGAGCTGGGAGTACAGGAGAAACAGCCACAACGTTAGGTGCGCTGATCGGTAGTGCAGACGACGCAACTCCAAACGATACAGACTTTGTAGCAACTTCTTTAACTGGGGCTGGTATTCTAAAAAAGATTACTTGGACAAATGTGAAAGCATTTTTGAAAACTTATTT